TTTTGGCATCGCCCATGTAGGCGAGGCCTTCGTTGAACAGCATCTGGTCCTTGAGGGTGCGGGGCATTCCCATGGCGGGCTCCTGAGATCGGGAAAGGGAGAGGGTTACGGGCGCGCGTCAGGCGCGCTCGGTCAGACGTCTTCGGACAGCTGCGCCGAGAAATCGGCGAAGTAGCTGTCGGTGATGCGCTGGTTGAAGCCGAGGTCTTCGAGCGGCGGCGGCACGGTGTAGTCGTAGTCGATGCGCAGCTTGCCGGCCTTGAGCGCCGAGACGTCGTTCTGCGCCTCGTCGTACCAGGCCCTGGCGCCGAGGATCACGCCGCCGGCCTTCAGCTGCCGGAACAGGCCGTTGATGGTCTCGATGATGTCCTTGGCGAGGCTGGGGGTCAGCGGCTTGTCGATCGCCCAGAGCATGCCGTTCACGATCGTATCGGCGAGCAGCTGGGCGACGCGCACGGTGCTCTCGAACACGAACGGGCTTTCCGCCTCGGCGGTCGTGCGATTGCCCCAGAAGCGGTAGCCGCTGTCGGTGCGCACCAGCGCGGTGACTTCCGAGGCATTGAGCACCCCGGCCTCGCTCGACTGGTCCTCGATGTCCCAGTGAATGTCCTTGGTCAGGCCGACGACGCCAGAAACCGCGACGTTGGACAGGGTCTTGTGCGGGCCGGTCTGGGTATCGATCAGGGCGCGCAGGCCCATGGCTCGGGCAGCAGCGTAGCTGGTGACGGCGGCGCTGGTCGCGGTGTCCCAGGCGAGGAAGTCCGGCATCAGCAGCATCAGCTCGCGGGCGCTGAAATTGGCCCGGTACGCGGTGGCCGCAGCAACGTCCTCGCCTATCGCGCGGGCATAGGCGAAACCGCGCAGCTTCTGCGCCACCACGGCGAGCGCGGCGGTGACCGCCTGCGTTTCGAGGCCGGGAGTGCCGAGGATCTTCGGCTTCACGCCCAGCTGCGCCTGCGCGGCGAGCAGCGCCTGCATGCCGGTCTTCTGGCCCTGCGGGGTCGTGGTGCCGATGACGTTGGTGGCAGTCTCGGCGGCGTTGGCGCCGACATCGACCCGAACCACGACGAGGATCGGGCGGGTCTGGTCGGCGATAGCGAGCAAGGCCTTGGCCAGCGTTCCGGTGACGCCGGCGCTGCCGATCGCGGTCTCGATGTCGGTGATGAGCACCGGGCGGTTGAGCGGGAAAACGCCGGCAGCGGCATCGGGCGCGGTGGCGACCAGGCCGATGATAGCGGTGGAGACCGCCGTCAGCGTGCGCGCGCCTTCGGTGATCTCGGTGACGGTGATTCCATGCTTGAAGGCCATGAGCGTTCCTTGGGCTTAGAGAGGCAGGGCGAAGCGGGTGCGAGCCGTCGCCGGCGGCGTGTCCGTGCGATCAGCTTCGATGTTGAGGGTGGCGGTGCCGGGGCTCGCGCCCGCCGAAAGGGTGACGCGGCGCAGGCGCAGGCGATCTTCCCAGCGCGAGAGGGCCAGCGCGGAGGCAGCAAAGATCCGCAGGATGTTCGCCGCCGTCATGGGCTGGTCGATCAGGTCGGGCAGCAGCGAGCCGTATTCTCGCCGGCCGACGCGCGTGCCGATCGGCGTGCCAAGGATATCGGCCACCGATTCCCTGATGCTGCCCAGGCCGTCGATCACGGCGCCGCTGGTGCGCGACATGCCGGCCATCAGACGGGCGTCCCGGTCTGGGCGCCGCCGGCAGAAACGCCGCTGTGCTTGTGGTTCTTCAGGCTGATGCCGCCGCCGGTGACGTCTTCGCTCGCCTCGGCCTGGCCGGCGATCTTGAGGTTGCCGTTGATGGTAACATCGCCGGTGATGGTGGCCCCGCCCGGCGCGACGAGCGTGGCGGTGCCGCCTTCCGGCAGCACGACGCTGAGCACGTGCCTGACGAAGTCGTAAGCGATGACGGCGCCATCGGGCATTTCGATGAGAACCGCGTCGCGTAGGCTCGAGGGAGCCGGGTTGGCGTCGGACCAGATGCCGAGCAGGACGATGCCGCCTGCAAGATCGCCTTCAGGGCAGAAGACGACGCATTGTTCGCCGATCGAGGGCGGCGACCAGACCTTCACCTTGCCGGCGCGCTGCGCCAGCCATGGCAGGTCGCCTGTCGTCAGGTCGCCGATCTCGACGGTGCAGGTGGCCGCGCCGTGGTCGACGGATGCTACGGTGCCCAGCTGGATCACTTCGCCGGTAAGCTGTTCAGGGTCTGCAGTTCGCGCCATGGTGCGACCATGGCGGCAGGTTGATCAGCTTTCGCGGGGCTGCATTTCGCTGAACGGTTGGCGAAATGGCGGGGCGCGTAGGCGAGGGGACATGACTGCTTTCGGGGAAAGCGCCGCGCCCCCCGAACGGCTGATTTGGGGGTGGAAGCGGACCTTTGAGCTTACTTCTCGCGTGTCTCGACCACATGCAGGGTGAAAGCTCCGCCTGAAATTTCCACCGTGCAACCCCAAGTCTTTTCGGCACCCGGTATGGCCTCGGGCCTCACTCTCATGAGGTCGCCAAACGCCGGCTTCAACTCAGGAAACATTGTCGAAATGGGAGTGAGCAAGAAACCGGTATAATTACTGCTTCTATCCTGAAATACCTTGGTGCTGCCATTGTAGGACATGACGTAGGTATAAAGCGGCATCGTTTCCCTCGGCGTTACAATTTCGAATGTACGACGAAGTAGCCTGCACGATCAATGTCGGTTTTGAGGGCGTGTCCGGAACGGCCGCTTTCAGGCTTGACTGCGAGAAAGCGGCCGTTCCGATTGTGAGGGTCAGTTGTCGTTGGCAGGCAGTGCAAAGTTGCTGATCAGCACTTCGCGCGCAGGCCGGGACTTCGCGCCCACCGTGTACGTCGTGTCGATCGCGGTGATGGCGAAGCGGCCGAACGTCTCCCGCACGCCTTCATTGTCGTTCAGCGAGATTAGGAACTTGCCCTTGATGCCGGCCAGCTGGTCGGCGAGCGCGGCGAAGTCCTCCCGGCTGAAGACGTCCTTTCCGTAGTCGGTCTCGCAGGCCCAATAGGGCGGATCGAGGTAGAAGAGCGCGCCCTCGCGGTCATAGCGACGGATGAAATCCGCATAGGGCAAGCGCTCGATCACGACGGACTGCAGGCGGTCATGGAGATCCGCCAGCATCGGCTCCAGCTTTCCAACGTCGAAGCGCGCCGGCGACGATGCATCCACACCGAAGGTGCGACCCTTTACCCGGCCCCCGAACGCCAGGCGCTGGACGTAGAGGAAGCGCACCGCACGCTGCAGGTCGGTCAGGCGGTCAGGATCCTGCGCGAGCAGCCGTTCAAACTCGGCGCGGCTCGCGACGCGGAAGCGCAGCATGTCGACGAGGTAGGGGTAGTGCTCGGCGAGGCAGCGGAACAGGGTGACGACATCGCCCGAGATATCGTTGATCGCCTCGGCGCGCGGCCGGCTCCTGCGGCGCAGAAAGATGCCGCCCATGCCCACGAATGGCTCGGCATAGCTGGTGTGCGGGGTGCGCTCGATGATGGCGCAGATCCGCTTCGCGAGGTTGCGCTTTCCGCCAATGTAGCCGGCGACGGGAGAGGTTGGGGAAACGAGAACAAAAGGGGTAGACATGGTAGGTTTCCTGCACGATGTCCCTCCCGCGCCTGAGCGCGGAAGGGTACTCGATGGGACAGGCGCAGCGCCCGTCAGAGTGCGAGTGCAGGCTCGCTGGTTTCGCAGATGTTGGCACATCCGAAGCCCCCTTCCGTAAAGGGGGAAACCCGGCGCGGGAAGCGTTAAGCCTCTTCGATCCGGATCGGCTACTGTAGTTAAGCGCCCATTATGTTACCTTCAGCCCGCCCTTGCCGCGCGCGGCGAGATGGATACGCGAGCGGGGCGCGCGCATCATCGCCATTCGCCTCACCAGCCGGTCAGCAGGCGAGCGGCATTCATATCGTACCACGTCTGCACGATATCGAGCGGAGCAGCGCCCGTGAGACTCGGGATGCATCCAACAATGCCGCGTGTCTCGAACCGTCCACTGTTAGTGCCGGAGCCATTGCCAGAGCCGATGGTGGCAGACCCCGTCACAGCGGCGATCGTGGTGCCGTTGGCCTTCCAGCCGCTTTCGTACCAAAGTTCGCGGTCAATAAAGAGCATGATCCGCGCACCCAGTGCTGGATCAAATTGAGTGTAACCCCATACCATGTGCCCCGCGAGATCTGTGAGTTTGGACGCCCTTGTGCTGCCAATGTTTTCCAGACCTGCGCTCTTGGTGTTCCAGAACACGTTGTCGAGTTGCGGGCTTGCTGTGCCGCCAATCTTGCGGACCTGGAACTGATACTGCGCGTCGCCCGCTCCTTGCCGCAGGCCAAAGATCGTGTGCGTGCCGTCATTCCATTCAGCAGGTGGACGCAGCTTCACCGGCATGCCGACGAGCATGTCCGTTTTTCCAGTGAAATTGAACTCGTCCGCGAGCGTGATGTATTGCGTGCTCAGGCCGTTCAATAATTGAAGGGCGCCGCTCACGTACGGGCGCTCAATGCCTATGTTAGTGGCAGGAGCCTTGTCGCGAAGCATGTTCGCCATCTGCGCATTTATAGCTGCTTCCGGTGGGGTCTTTGCAGTCAATACACTTGGTTTGCCGCGATCAGTTGTGAAGTCATACAGGCCGACAATCGAAGCGCCAATCTTAGTTGCGAACGGATCGTATTGCAGTTTCTTAAGGCCAAGGCCGGAACGATCCAAACTCTTGTTCTGTTCAAGAAGTCCTAGTGCCATGTGCTTTGATCCTTCAAGCTATGTATTCGAGAGCGCGGAGTTTGGTATTCTCCGCAGTCGCGATGACCTCGTAACCAGGAGAAAGGAGGTGAACGCCGTCTTCAAAGAATGACGTGGGGACAATGCCTTGCGCAGCTTCCGCGATATCCGTTGAAGTA